AGATATTGAACTATCCCATGCATCCGTGATAATAGGCAATTTAACGTAACTACCTTGTTCATCAGTAATTATGTACAAGGTATCGTTATCCGGGGTTATAAGGTCATATTGTGCCCGTGTTAATGCAACCACCTTGGCATATGGATATTTTCTCCATGAATCATTAATCTTTACATATGCGAATACCGCCGCATATGATGTTCCATCGTATTGCACATACAAATCACCATTAGATCCCGATGCATCGGATGGGGGATTAGTGCCCAATGTTACGGATGCACCGCCCGAACCGCCGAATTCATCCACGATTAATGTGGAATCCCAATGTGAGGAATTCCATGCCTCGGCAACTGGGATTGCAACGGTGCACTTATAGAGAACACCCTCATATGTGACAAAATCGCCGATTGCATATGTTGCCGTATCATCATATTCATTGGCAATGTTCTTGGCGTATGTTAATACCTCGTTAATCGCACTAAATATGGTTTGGTTTTTTGTTTCCAATTCTGTTGTGTATTCATCCTCACCCAACATTTGGGATTCAATCGCATTTAAGGATGCTTTACGGGTAACATATGGAATTTCCGATGCCGCACTTGAATCTGGGTTGGGAATATCCATTGCCAACAATGCGGAATTATCCAAATCGTTGCCCGCATTATTCAATTCATATATTTGTTTATTTGCCATCTTTTTTCCTCCTTATCTGATATTAACCACGGAAATATATTGCATCGCCCTCATCGGTAACCATTGAATCATCCAAATCCGTGCCCCATGGATTGAACATATATGACATCGTAATGGATACGGAATCGGAATAATTGGATGTATAGCCATCCACGGATCCATACGCAACATTGAATGCATCCGCAAATTCCAAGGGTGACCAATCTTCCGATGGTACATCCTTATTAACCGATACAGAATCAGAATAATCATATGTATATCCATCCACGGATCCATATACAACATCGTATGTATCGGATACAGGCAAATAACCATCCCATACATTCGTTGCAACAAGGCCTTGTGCCTCCAAGATGGCCCTAATTCCTTGTTTATCGATATTGATGGTGCCTCGGTCACACTTAAGGGCAACACGCCATGTGTATTGCTCGCCGCCGTTAAGATTATCAAGGAAATACATAAGGGGCAAAATATGTTCCCCACTATTATCCCATGATGATACCGGGGTAAAGGCAATTAAATCATCATTCAAATAATAATACGCCGTTACCTTGGCATCATCCTCGCCCGAATCAATTTCCAAATCAAAATTGATTTCGTGCAATATCTTAACAGTACGAGGATTAACCGTTGCAAATCTGATGTTAAGGATATCCACGGCCGTGGATCCAATCTCGAATTCCTCAGAATTCAAAAATGCATGTGTAATAACCTCATTTTCCGAGGTTTTGGCAATTAGGCCCGATATGTTTTTATCGGTTTTGGATCTCGCACCAAATATGGCGGGATTCTTGCCGAATCCTGTTAATTTCATCCCCTTGGCATATTGGAATTCCATTTTGTGGATACAACACACCGAGGATTCCCCGGCAAGGCCATCGGTGTACTCGATAACATCGCCCAAATCAAAACAGGGATCCAACAAACCCGATGCATTGTACGGAACAAACACGAATTCTTGCAACGCATTGAGGATTGCCATGCATTGCCTTGAACGTGTTTCATCCACGCCGTATTGAATCAATGGATTTGAACCAATATTCATTGTTAGGCCCGTGTCGGGTTCAACATGATAATATCGTGTGGCCTCCTTTTCCATATCAACAATGGATAGGCCTGTATAATACGTGGTAAAATCGCTCCATGAACCGCCTGTTTCTCGGTCGTTTATATCCATCTCAATATCGGGATCGCCGTGCCATGTTCGGAATTCCAATTTGTTATCCCTGTTAATGGTTGCATATCCGCAACATGTAACCGCAATCCATGAGATGAAATCACGCCATGTTTCTATATCGTTTTCCGGGTATAAAGTGAAAGTTTCGGTACCATTGGGCAATTCGGCAAATTGTGCCGCCGTATTCGCCAAGGCAACACCACACATGGCACACGCCACGGATGCCATGTCGTAAAGGGTACCCGATGTGGTATCGATATTAAATCCCTTGTCGAATTTATCCATGGAATCGTATGCCTTGATGGTAATACCGTTTTTGGAATGGTTCGCCTCATCAATGATATATGGTTTTATTGGTACATCTTCCCATGTTTCGTTATCGGGATCCACCAACAAACCAATGGAGCATGTTATAACACGGCCACGCCACGTACCTCGGGAAATTCCCGAGAACGTGGGTTTGAATGTCAATTGCATTTGGCCTACGAATACGCCACCCAAATTGATATCGGCCGAATTTATGCACTTTTCAACATATGAAAACGAAGATAAAATAACATCGTTTTCGGTAAAGGGCACGTTATCAACTGTACCCCGGATACGCCTTGTAATATCCTTGGGTTGCTCCGATATCTTATCGATGTACGCATTTGATACAGAATACATGTTATAACTCCACTAATGTAAATGATACATCCCACACGCCCGCAACTGAGGTTAGATCCTCCGAACGTTTACGGGCCTTGCACGAAAATGATTCCATTCTCATGGTTAATTCATCATAATCATGTATTTGGGGTGAATATACCTTAACAGTAAATGAACCCTTTTCCGAATATTCCTCGAAAAATCCAACCCATACATCATCGGCAACGCTCATATTAACAGGAATTGAAAGTTTCCTTGCACGGATCGTTTGAACCATGTCTTGCCCGCCCTCAGATTGGAGGATGTTTCGCAAGGGCGAATTCGAACGGCCCCAATCGCCCGGGAAAAAAGGCAACTCGTTCTCATCAAACATGAATGGATATTGGCTTATCGCCTTGTTTGTGGGTTCATCAGATATTACGATATTTTCGTTGTTATCGGCCATTATCCACGCCCTCCACTTATATAATCATTCCTTTGGTTTGAGTTTACCACAAATTCATCGATTTGTTCGCCTCCAATGTATACGGGTACAACAACTGTTGTATTGGTTGCCTCACGGATCGCATCCAATAACTTTTCGTAACCCATTACAATTTCGGCACCATTGCCATCACCACCACCAAGGAATTTTCCGTTGCCATATCCAAAAATTGTAGGATCGTTAAGTATAAAAGGTTGGTCGTATGCCTTTTTGTACCATTGAACGGATACCGAGGGTAATGAACCTTGGCCGCCGAATCCCCATGGTGCCTCACCACCCGAAACGGTAAAGTGCGGCAATTGTATTTCGGGGAATCTCCAATCAAAATCGAATGCCTCCAAGATGAAATTAATGCCATCTGTAACAACACTCTTGATATTGTCGAAAATTCCACCAAAGAAATCCAAAATACCATTCAAAATGTTTTCGACTGTACCCTTTATGTTATTGAATCCATCAGAAAACAGGGAAATCCAAAAATCAAGGGCATTGGCAATTGCATCCGCCAAGGGGCCGAATAATGTGTTAAATCCCTCCAACATGATTTGGCCGAATATAACGATTGCTTGTGTGATTTTTTGGTTAAGTTCAACGAAAAACGATAACCAATATGCCAATGTATCACCGAATAATCCTTGCAATCCATCCGCAACCAAATCCGCCAAGGATTGTATAACGGATCCGCCCGCACTCAATAAATCGGGGATGAAATCCACGATGGCCGTGATGCAATTTACAAGGATGGTAATTACAGATTCGAGGATTAAAGGGGCATTATCAAGGATCGCACCCGCCACAACCTCAATTAACATCAATGTCATATTTAAGAACATTTCAATGTTCTCGGGCGTTAAAATATCTGTTGCAATCAAATTCACAACATCAGTAATTGCACCCAATACCATATCGGCATTGTCAATCATGCCTTGCATTAATCCCATGAGTAATTCACCACCCGCCGATATGAGCATGGGTGTAATGGAGATAATTGCGGGAATTAATTGGCCAAGTGCTTGCGGAATTGCCCGGGAAATGGCCCCAATTATGGATGGCAAGGCCGAAACAAGGGATGTGGTGATTTGGATTGCCGCCGATAATAATGGAGGCAAGATTGTATCAATTAACCCCGGTAATTCATCCACCACCATCGGGGCAACCTCATCGATTAATTGGGCAATGCCTCCAAGTGCTTGTGATGCCGCCGGGATAACATTTTGGATAACAGTTCGCACCGATTCCACCATGTTCCCAATCAATACACCCAAATCCGCATTGGGATCCGCAAGGCCTGTTACAAGGTTTTGCCATGCGGCTTGCATCATTCCAATGGATCCTTGGATGGTTCCCGCCGCCTCGTTTGCCGTGGTACCTGTTATGTTGAATTGGGTTTGTACCTCGTGAATTGCCATGTACATTTGATCGAGTGAAATGCCATCGAGGGAATCAATTTCATCCTCCAAGATACCCGATGCATTAATCAAATCAATCATACCTTGTTGGGATCCCGCAAAACCCAAATTGAGATTATCCAACAATGTAAAATTGCCCTTTGCAATGCCCGTATAAACTGAGGTTAATTCCTCGGCCGTCATTGTGCCGAATGTGTTGGCGTTATCCGCCAAATCACGCATGGCCATATCGGCAATTTCTGTTGCCGCTTGCACATCGCCATCCATGGCGGATATAAGGCCCGCCGAAAATGATGTTACCGATTGCATGTATGTGTTGGCATCCATGCCCGTTGTTTGGAATGCCTCGGAGGCATGTGCCATCATGGCATCCGATGCCTCACCATACAATTTTTCAATACCACCCGCTAATTGCTCATATTCTCCATATGCATTAACGGATTGTACTGTTAAATTTGCAACGCCTGTTGCAACCGCTCCGATGGCGGCACCCGCCGCCGCACCCGCAACCGCAACACCACGCCCAATGGCCGCACCCGCCGATTGTGCCGTACCTACGGCATCATCCATGCCCCTATCAAATTCATCCTTGTTTACGCCTAATTTCGCAAACAATTCCATTGCCGTAAATGCCATTATTTATTACCTCCACCCAAATCGGCCATGAATTTTGTTATTATTTCCTCGGCCTTTTCCTCCGGGTTTTCTTCTATTTCGGGATCCACTATGCCAACCAATTCGGCATATCTGTATTTTGGCACGGCCCCACCAAAAGTATTCGTTACAGATTGCAACAATAAACGCAACGCATCGGAGGTATATGATTTGTAAACCTCGGTACGTTGCGTTTCGTTGTTAATTGCAATCATGTATCGGATAAATCGGTTGATTTCCTTTTTACCCTTATAATCGCCATAGCATCGCCAAAAAAGGGTTGTTAATTGTCGGTTTGACGATGCGATGTAAAAAGGCTTTTTATTGCCTCATCGTTTACAATCGCAAGTACCTCCATGGGTAATGTAACCACATTAACAGTTTTTGCATACTCATCAACGGGCATATCGTTAATCCTTGCAAGGATCTCCAATACCTCATGTTTGTGTTTCTTTAATGCAACCTTGATATATTGGATAGGTTGAACGGAACCTTTCTTTTCTTGTGCATCCTTGGCCAATTTCTGTATATCAGAATCGGCCATTATGAGTGCAAATGGTTCGATTATATCCGCCAATACCTCAATTGCATCCTCGCCATGATAATCCGACAATTTCCGTGCCATAATTTATTAACCCTCCGCTTGTGCCTTTACTGTTACATTACAAGAATCAATGTAACTTATTCCATCAACTGTTATTGTTGCCGTAATAACGCAAACGCCCGCATCAACGGCCGTTACAACGCCGTCATCAACTGTTGCAACATCATCATCCGTGGAATCCCATGTAATGGTTTCATCCGCCGGGTATGTCTTTGCCTTAAGTGTGAATGTATCACCATCAACAATAGAAATAGAATTCTTGTTAAGTGTGATAAAAGGCGTTTGGCCCTCGGGTTCGCCAATATAGAATTCAACGGGTTCGGTATCTTGTGATTCAAGGGATGTGTGTGCCGTAATTGTTACACTCAAATTGCCCTTGCCCTTGTCGTTTGTCTTAAGTGAAAAACCATCTGTTGAAAGGGCATCGATTAACTTGATGGCAATGTATCCACCGTTGGACATATCACCGATGAACCAAAGTGTTTGGAAATCAGTTAATGCCAAATCAGTACGTGCAACGATTGCCCCGGATGTTGCATCCTTATCAGCGGCACCCAACATAAACTTCAAAGAATCCTCGGAGATATTCAAAAGTGTTGCGGAAACATTAACATCCATTTCCGTTTTACGCTTAAGTTCCTTAGTATTCTTCTTGCAATTATCGATATCAGATCCGAAATCCTCAAATGTGGGTTTTACGTTAACAGTAATACCACCACTTGTTGCGGAAATAATATCCGCATTATCAAGGGTTCCCGTTGTAGGATCGAAATCCTTTGCGATAACACCCGCATTAACTTGTAATTCGTTAAATGTGGATTCGGGGATTTGTGTAAATCTCATCGTGCTTTATCCTCCTTATTTTGATAAAAATTCGATTTGGATTTGAATAAGGTATCCTTTTACGCTTGTATCCTCATCCACTCGCCTTTGTGCGAATGGTGTGGATTTATTAACAAGCATTACACCATCATCAAATGGAATTGTAAGGCCTCGGGATATATATTCCTCAATGCCGTTTAAAATGGCATCCAATGGTGCCCATGATGCGGTACGCATCCAAGGTGTTGCCGTTACGGATAACATGCCATCCAATGAATCTATCGCCGTTTCGTATGTAAGATACGGTAATGTTGCATCATCCGGGATAGATCCCTCAGCATAACAGGGCAATCCACTCGCCTCATGCCATAACTTGTATAATGTCTGTTGCTTATCCATTCGGTAATTCCCATTCCTCGGCCTCGACTTGCCGCATGTTTAAAGATGATACACCGGGCGATACATTATCATCGCCATCGGAGGTAATACGAAATATTTTGTTATCTCGTGCCCTTTTCAATACATCGTGGTATTGCAAATTGATATTCTTGCGGGTTGTAATTGTGTATCTCGGAATTGCGTTTGCTTGTTCGGCAATTCGCATTTGCTCCGAGGAATCCCAACCGAATACCGCCTCAATCTCCAATCCATCAACATATGTGGCAATTACACCGCCACGGCCATCATCAATATACGTTTTATTGAGTATAACGGCCTTTTCCAATTCAGATTCCCACAACATCATTGTGCCAATCCTCGCAATCTTCTGTACTTATTCAATCGGGATGCAAATGCACCTTGCCATGTTGTTGGATCCGTGCCCTCGGCATTGGATCCGCTCGCCTTGGTATATGAATAATTTTGGAATGATTCGGATTGCATTGGTGACATTGCGGGCGAATTGGGGCCGCCATATTGCGTTATCCATGCGGAAATATCTGATGTAAGGGCAATAACGGTACCCGGTACCGCCATTGCCCATATTACACCATCAAATTCCTCATTAACCAAATCGGTTGCGGGATATTTATGCACACCATCATTAAACACGGATCCAAGAATGCGGAAATATTGGCCATCTTGCAACTGAGGCAATGCGATTGTTTTGTTTTCAATCACATAATGGCCCTTGGCCTTGGAAACAGGCCAATAATTATTCAAGTATTCACAAATCTCGGTTAATGTGGTTTGCATGTGTTATCCCTCCGCCTCGGGTTCGGCCAATGTAAGGCCGCTAAGGTCGAATGCTTGTGTGAGTGTGTGTGTACCATCAGTAGAAACAACCTTGAATACTTGTGCAACGTCATTAGTTACCTTAAATACACCATTCTTATCGGGATCGTTGATAAGTTCAACAAGGCCCGAACCCATTGAAGGATCCATACCAACCTTTACGGATGTAAGGCCCGTATAGGTGTTATCGGCAAGGTTAAGAACGATAAAATGGCCCTCACCCCACTCGTTAACGATGGCATTGTCACCGCTCAAATACTTAAGTGTACCTGTTATCCTGTTTCCACTTACTGTTACACCATCTTGAATGTCGGATACATTCACATCAAAAACAGTGCCCTCAGCACTTTCCGCTTTTACGGTGAGGGCCTTTAGGGGTTTGAGATTGTACCAACAATAACGCCCGCAGGCATCTCGGCAAAGATAGA